CGAACAACCATCCTTCGAAGAGCCTGATGAGGGCGAAAACGAAGAAGAGATTGACGAGGACGCCCGGTAGCAGTTAGAGGATGATGACGCAGATGGCCCGACAGCAAATATTCGCCAAATATCGACTGCCGCAAGGGAATGACCATTGCCCACTATGTAGTAGCAAACTACTGGTAAGAGGAAGACCAAGGGTAGATCTTAACTCCAATACACTACTCTACAAAGGTAAATCGTGGCAACTAACACCCTATCAAGCAGAGATAGCCTCTGTAATTCTAGAAGTCTACCCAAGATGGGCGACACTAGAATATATCTGTACCCGCGTATACCCAATAAATACTACCTCTTCGGATGGTACCATCCGGACTATGATATCTACTATGCGTCGTAGGCTTGAGGGGTCGGGTGTCGTAGTCATAGGCAAGCAGAACGTTGGGTACAGGTTTGAATGGGAGTAGAACAATGAAGAAGCTCAAGAAGTTTAGGGTACATCTACTTGGAGTGATCGCTATAATCGTTGGTATGGGGTCGGTTGTGGTTGTGTATAATGACCTACGGCCTTTCCCAACAGTGGCAGAGCATGAAGAGCTCACACGCCATGTAGACACGTCAGATTCGCTTATAACCCAACAGGTTGAGCAGATAGCTGGTAGGTCATGTAAGAACGAGCTTTCTTGGCTAAACTCCGAGTTCCGTGACATCCAACGGCAGATACTTAAAGCTCGAGCTGCCAACAACTCTAATTGGGTCCGAACACTCCAAGAGCAACTCCGAGCAGTCACACTTGAAATCGCCAGGGTTAAGCGTGAGTGTGGCTGGTCTTAAAAGCCCTCTTGATTTCTTGTTTGTGGGTCTTTATAATAATGGTAGGTTGACCAAGGTTAAGGAAATGCCAGAAATAAGTAGTCCTCTTTACATTCTAGCGGAAGCTGACACGAAGGCTATCCGCAAAGAGACCTTCATGGGACAAGAGCACTTAGTGGTTCCAGTTGTTGCACTTGTCGAAGGTGTGGTCCACCCAGCGAACTCCACCAAGCCTGAGTTAGCATTGGCGTCAGAGTTTGCGCGGCATCCTGATGGGTGGAATGGTCGTCCGATTGTACTGGACCACCCATCAGTCAACGGCCTAAAGGTCTCTGCAAACCAACCGAAAGTACTCCAGGAAGAGTCCTTCGGTAATTTGTTCTTCTCCAATCTCGACGGTGTCAAGCTTAAGTCCGAGATGTGGATCAATCTTGCGCGCGTTGCCGAGCTTGGTGATGACGTCAAAGATGCCGTTAAGGGTCTTGAGGATGGTGAGATTACCGAAATCTCAACAGCCCTCTTCTCCGATGTCGAGATGCGCAAGGGGACCTTCAAAGGCCAGTCCTTCGAGGGCATCTGGCGAAATGTAACTCCTGACCATCTTGCGATTCTCCCGGAAGGCGTCGTAGGTGCCTGTTCGGTTGAGGACGGATGCGGGGCCCCCAGACTTAACCAAAGTGCATGTGGACCAGACTGTACATGCCATGAAGGGAGTAAAGGCATGCCCGAACCCAATCCCGATAAACCGGCGGCTGGTGAGCCATCGATTACCCCAAACGAAGAAGGGGGCTTTCGGACATTCGTCCAGAAGTTCAAGGGCTTGATTTCCTTCCGGTCGGAGAAGGAGGAAGTCGAAGTCATTACCAACAAAGAGATGAGCGACCGTGACACCAAGACGGCGATTATGGTCGCCCTCAGCAAGGAGGGCGAGTTCGTTGACCCGTTCATCATCGCACTGTTTAGCGACTCAGTCGTATTCGAACCTGATTTCTCAGGGAAGCTCCTAAAGAGGGGTTTCTCAACGGACAACAAGGGTAACGTCACCCTTGGGGCAAAGTCAACAGAGGTCAGGCCCGTTACCGAGTTCGTACCAGCATCTCAACACAAGGAGGAGAGTACCGTTATGCCCGATGCCAAGAAGCTCAAGGTGGAAGCGCTTATCGCAAACAAGCGCTCCAATTTCACCGACGAGCACAGCGATTGGCTTTTGACGTTGTCGGAAGACCAGTTGGGGGCTCTCGAGCCTCAGGCCGAGCCGGATCCCCCGGAGAAGACCGCCGAGGAGTTGGCTGCCGAGAAGGCAGCTACCGATGAAGCCGCAGCAGCTGCTGCCGCAGCGGAAGGCGCCAAGCCCCCGGTCGAGGAGCCTCCGCAGACCGCCGAACAGTACCTTGCGAAGGCGCCGTCGGAGATTCGGGAAGTCCTCAATGAGGGTGTTGCCCTCCGCAACCAGCGTCGGACAGAGCTCGTCGAGGGCTTGAAAGCCAACGAGCGTTGTGAGTACTCCGGCGACGAGCTCAAGAGCATGAGCGTCGTCGACCTCGAGCGTATGGCGAAGCTCGCGAATATCCCGTCCTTCGAAGGGCGAGGTGGAGGGCTCCGCACCCACATGGGCGATGATGACCCGAATTCGGTTCCGGAGCCAGAGGACATCTGGTCGCCGCCCGAGCGCAAATCAGCCTAGATAAGGAGGACCCCTAATGGCTAACACGATCCTACTTAAGGGGCGCGACAAAGTCACTCGGAAGGAGTTTGCCGCAGGTACCGCGATCAATCCCGGTTACCTGATCAAGCTCGCTGCCGATGGCGCCGTCGACCCCCATGCCGTGGCGGGTGCGAAAGTACCCAACATGTACGCGTTCGAGAACGAGCTCGAAGGTGGTGTGATCACCCACGCCTATGCCGTCAACGAGCAGGTCCTCTGCATGGTCTGTTCCTCGGGCGTCGAGATCCTCGCACGGCTTGCAGCCAACGCGGTTGCAATCGTAATCGGCGATCTGCTCGAATCGGCCGGCGACGGTACCCTCCGACTTGCAACGGTCGGTGGTGAGGGTGTTCGTGCGTCGGTGACTATTGGTGCTGCCGACGCCCAGGTGCTCTACACCGCGGCTCAGATCGGTGATGAAGGTAACGACATCACGATCGAATACATCGCAGGTACCGCTGCAACACAAACCGTTGTGGTGACCGGCAACGCGATCGTGATCAAGTCGGATACCACAACCCCAGGTACCACCGATCAGGCGGCTGACATCATTTCACTCGTCAATGGCGATGCAGAAGCTTCAGCACTCGTGGTTGCGGGTGTTGGCACTGGTTCGGGTGCCGACGCAGTCGTTACGCCGGTGGCCGCAACGAACCTTGCCGGTGGTGTCGATTCTGGTGGTGTTAACGCCGCAATGGCAATGGCCATCGAGGCCGTCGACAACTCTGCCGTTGGTGTCGAGGCCTTTATCAAAGTGGAGGTGATGTAACATGCCCGATCGCGCAACAGTCGAAGCCATCACAGGGCTCGGGTCAAGTTCAGCCTCTGCTCATGGTGGGGTCGCCGCCAAGCTACTCGCTGGCGGCTTCAAAACCAACGCCTTCGAACCTTGGATCTACTCCGCAAGGAAGAGTGGATCCTCTTCGATCAGGCCGTCGTCGATGTCGGCCGCGAGCGTCTCGGCATCGTCCAAGATCTGATCTCACGAGGTCTTCGATTCCCCTTGACCAACGCCATGGGGACTACAAGGCTCGAGTGGGAACGTATCTCAGATATGGATCCGGCGCAGGTCTCAATGGCCGGCGTTACCGAGGGTGAATACGATCGGATCGACTTCCAGCTGCAGAACATGCCGATCCCGATCATCCACAAAGAGTTCACCCTCAACATTCGGCACCTCGAAGCTTCCCGTACGCGGGGCGAGTCCATCGATACTACCCAAGCTCGCGTCGCCACACGGAAAGTCGCCGAAGAGATCGAGGAGATCTTCGTCAACGGTCTCACGATGACCGCCATCGGTGGACAAGTCTTCGGTCTCACGACAGCCCCCGACCGTAACCTCGGTACCAGTCAGGACTGGACGAATACCGCGACTGTCACGGGTGAGGACATCATCGATCAGGTTATCCAGATGAAAGCAGATGCTGCAGCCGATCACATGTTCGGCCCCTACGGTATCTACATTCCTCGGCCGTTCGAAGATCGTCTCGAGAACGACTACAAGGCGAATTCGGACAAGTCGATTCGCCAACGGCTCTCGGAACTGTCGAATATCTCGTTCATTCGGCCGACCGAGCGTCTGACGGGCAACCAGGTCGTGGTCGCCCAGCTCACGACCGATGTCATGGAAGTGATCGATGGCATTCAGCCCCGGACGGTCCAGTGGGACGCCCAGGGTGGTTTCGTCATCAACTTCAAGATCCTCGCGATCGTACTGCCGCGTATCCGTTCCGACTATACGCTGCAGTCTGGCATCGTTCACTACAGCTAAGGAGTCCACCCATGGAACCCGCAGATACTCCAAAGACCAAGACAGTCTTCCTTCGAAAAGGCATGAAGTTCAGTGCCATCGTTGGTCGTAACAAAGGCGAGGGCAAACTCCGAGGTAAGGTCAAGCGAAAGAGGTTCGTTGGACCTTGTGAGGTCGAAATGACAGAAGATCAAATCAAGAACTTCGGCGACCTCCTCCAGACACAGCCACAAGAAGTGGTCGTCAGGGAGCCCGAGCCCGAGCAGCCGACCGCGTGAGGTGAGTCATGCCTCGAGTAACTAGCAGCGAAGTAAAGGGTCTCATCAAAACCAACTTTGACGTGGACACGTTTATCGCGGTCGCGACAATGATGGTCGATGAGACCCTTGTGGGCCAAGGGTTAACAAACGAGCGTATGAAGCAAGTAGAGCTTTGGCTCTCAGCCCACTTCGTTGCGGTTGCCGAGGAACGTGGTGCACTAACGACCTCTGATAAAGGCGACTCGGAAGAGTCGTACGAGATCGTAGTTGGAGAAGGCTTGAATATGACTCGCTTCGGTCAGCAAGCCCTCTTCCTCGATACAACAGGACTCCTTGCGGAGGAGACTGTTGGAGCATCAACAAAGAAGGCTGAATTCAGGGTTGTATAATGCCTGACGATTTCTTCGACAAAGTCACCCATTGGGTAGCAACTCCTAACGGTTTCGGAGGGTACACATTTGCACTCCCTAATACCCTCGACGGTCGCTGGGAGGAAAAGAACATCCTCTTCAAGTCCGACGAAGGGCGTGAGGAGATCTCTGAAGCAATCGCATACCTCTCCGGCGACGTCCTAACTGAGGACTACTTGATGTTAGGTGATACCTCAGAGGCCGATCCTCTTAATTTGACTGGCAACAAGAGAGCATTTCGCGTACAACGGTTCGATAAGACTCCTGACTTAAGGGTCCTATCGTACGAGCGCAAGGCGTACTTATAATGGCAGAGCGTAGGGTGCGTTTTCGTGTTGGATCTAGGCGTTTATTTGCGGGTAGCAATGTAGCTGCATCGGGCTACACTCGCCAAATTCGCGGCCAGATGAAGTCGGTTGAGCAAGCCTTTACACGCTTTGTCGACATAATCGATGCAAACACCCCAGCAGCAGTTGAGGCTGCTCTTAGGCCGATCTTCGAACGCTCCCAAGAGTTAGTCCCTGTAAAGTCGGGAGCCCTAAAGCGGTCTGGATTTATTGAGATCCGTAAGGGGTCTAAGGGACAAACGTTCGGTGAGGTCGGGTACGGTAAAGGAGGTGTGCCACACTATGCGGCACTACAACATGAGAACCTTGACTTCTTACACAAGGCACCTACACAAGCTAAGTTCCTTGAGCAAGCAGTCAATGAAGAACTCAATAAGGCGCTCGACCAAGCTGTTGGGGTGTATTCTGAGACCATGGGGTTTTAGATGGCTGAGATCGAAGATGGCGTCCGAGACCTCCTAGTTGCGGCCGGTGATGGTGTCTTTGCAGCCACGACTGGTTGGGGTATCTTTATAGGCCCGGAGCCAACCAATCCCGACACGACAATCACAATTAGGGAGTTCGCAGCAGGAGCTCCCATGCCCAAATGGTTAATCGATTTTCCTAGCGTACAAACGATGATTCGCGGAGCACCAGGAGGTTATCAAGCAGCCAAGCTCAAAGCGCGTGATGTCCTCAACACGCTCCATAGTATCCCCAGCCAAGACCTCAATGGAGACCGTTGGGACGGTATTATAGCTCAATCTGGTCCTGGCTATCTTGGAGTCGATGACAACAATCGTCCCAAGTTCTCGATCAACTTCCGCTTGATAATTGAACCCGCCGCCGGAACGAATCGCATATCCCTGTAAAGGAGGATCCGAGAGATGGTTGCAACAGTCGCTAAAGTCGTCCAGGTTTCCGACGACGCTGAGGTCACTTGGTACACTCTACCAGGTGGTACAGGCGAGTTCAACGACAACTCGAACCAGATCGAGGATACGATCTTCGGTCAGACGTTCCAATCCAACGAGTCGGGCCTCCTCTCGGCCACAGCTAATGCAAATGCCTTGTACAAAGGCTTCGCTGGCTACGTCGCAAAGATCCTCCGACCAGGAACCCCTGTTATCGCCGATGGCGAGGCGATGGAGCTCGAGTCAGGCAAGATCTACAACGTGACAAATG